TAGCCATTAGGTGTTTCATCGCTTACAGTTCCTACAAGACCTTTACTTCTTACTAAACCGTTGAAAGCTTCACCGATTCCTTCTTCATTAACTGAATCTTTAAGAGATTCAGTTATGAATTCATCTATATTCCTATGGGCACTAGGATCATATTTTCCTAGTACTTGTCGGTAAATATCAAAATTTTCTTTGCTTCCAGTAATACTGCTTAACAATTGCTTTAAACGTATTAACTGCCTTGTTCCTGCACGCATAGTTCTTGCATGCACTTTAAGCCTCATGCCATCGCCTTTGACTTTGATAATGAGTTCTTCTATACGCTCCATTTTTCTTTGGAGTCTAACCAAATTATTAAGATCGGAATTAGCAAGGGTTGCCAGTTCTCTACGTGTATCTTCTGACTGGGTGTTTAAATCAAAAAGTTGTTTTTCTAGACTGTCAAGTTTTTCTTCTTCAGCCAAATGTTTTGCAGTAATAGCTTCTAACTTGTCTGTTTTCTGGTTATACAACTGAACGTTTTCTTCAAAGACTTTTTTTGCGTCATCAAGCTGTTGTTGCTTTAACAACAGATCAGCTTCTATGCCAGAGGCTTCAGCAATTGAATCCATTTTGTCAATACCTCTTGACTTATAGGAATCTACATCGCCTTGCAATTGCACTAATTTTTGTTGAGCTTGCTCAATGTTTCTAGCAAGTTGGTGAACTTCTTGCGTCAGTACATCCATTTCCGCTGTAGGGAATGAAGTCATAGAAGCAATTCTGTCTACAAAAACACCTTTTCTTTTTAAAACCTCTTCAGTGAACACATCACCAGTACGTTTAGATAAGCCATCAACGTAAGCGGTTAACGAACGACCAATGTGATCATCAAACAGGGAATAACCTACTCCCATGTCTTCCATAATAAAAGCAATTTGTTTTTCTATAGATGGAGCTTTACCACTTGTAGCTCTATTGCTTCGCCTCCAAACATGATCATCAGGCAATGCAGTTCCGACATCATACAGTTCATACCCCATAAACCCTTTTGTATAGCCCTCTTGACCTAATTCCCATATAGCTGTGGCTTTTGTTTTACCTTTAGCCATTTTTGCTTCTACGAGTTTATCAAATTCAGTGTCAGAAATTAATTTACGTGAAAGCTCATGCTGTGTAGCAGCAGAAGTTTCACGACCTTTTCTTAAAACGTCAGTACTTGTTCTGCTTGATTTGTTTATGTATTCACGTGCTTCTTCATTTAAAATACGAGGAACATAATACGGAACCTCTCCAACAAATTCGGTTCCAGCACCGTTATTAGCAATTTTCCTTATTTGATTAAAAGTGTCAATTCCGCTAAGAAGAACTTCATCAGTTATAGTGTCATACGATGTTTCAACACCGCCATGTATTATTTTAAGAGCTTCAGGATCTCCACCTAAAGCCGCATAATATATCCGATGGACTTCATCACCTTTAAGTTTCTTGCCAGACTCATCTACAAGCGTATGCGCATTTAATTCTTTAATAAACCTATTCGCATAGTGCATCATTTGATTGCGCACTACACGACCTTTCCATTGCCCCCTACCAGCAGCACTCAAAGCTGCACGTGCCTGATGCCTTTGAACAGCACTAGCACTACCATCTCTAGCTAATTTACGCATTCCTTGCATGCGTCCACCAGTACGCAACCAACCAATAAGCCCACGACCATAACCTATTTCTTTCGTACCAAAAGCAATTTTTCTTGCTGTCTTCGGTACAGCCTGCAACGCAGGACCAATAACCCTAGTAGAAAAAGGCACACGCATTATTTTCAAAGAAGCAGGATACCCCTTACCTGCAGCCCAAGGAATTTTAAGCGCTCGTCCAATAGGACCAGCTAAAGGTATTTTAACACCAGCCGCTATTTTTGTATTAGCAGCATCTATTGCATCATCAAACAAAGTACCTTTATGCCTTGGACTTAAAGCTATGTCATCAGAACCAACTACTTTTTGACCAGACTGACGTATCTTAAGTTCACCCATATAATCAAGCAACGGCAAACCATTCTTGTCCATTCCAACTAAATCCATATGCTTAGCTGCTAATTGAATCTGGTCATCTGTAAAGCCGCTAAGACCAGCAACGCCTTCCATTTTGTAAAGAGCCTGAACATCATCCACAAGACTCTTAGGAATCAAAACAAGTTCATCAGTAACATCAACAAGTAACGGATTCTTAACAGCATCATCAAGAATAGATTTACCGCCTACGACTTTAGGTTTAATCCCACCCATAGCGTCTAGATTAACTATCCAATCACCATTCTTCCTTTGGCGGAACATGTGCTTAGCGTCATAACCTAAAGTTTCTTTAGTGTTTTTTAAGAACCTGCTATCTCCGAGTGTTTGAGCTAAACGACCCATTATTGAGTCATCAAGAGCCATTGCCCCGTGCCTCATCGCAAAACTTTGCAACCCGTCTGCGGCTGAATCAACTAAATGTTTGCGCAAACTATGGACAGCTAACTGTCCACCACCTAGTCTGCCTCCCTTCAATATAAGGTTACCTGCGGCTACTCCCTTACCTACTAAACCAACATACGTTAAAGGATCAAGTATTACGTCACCAGTAAAACTAATAGTACCTCTTAGCCACCAACCTGCACCCCATTTTTCTTCCCATTTGCCCCCCTGCATCCAATCTTCATCATGCAACAAACGACCAAAGGTGTAGCCTGATTTAGCCTGTTCATAAAAGTCACCTTTATCCCAACCTTCGCCTTGATAAAAGTCAATGGTTTCTTTTAAATAAGAAGAAGCGTAAGAAAGACCCATGCCCAAAGCTTGGAACGCTTTACCTACTGGTCCGATAGCCTGAGCAGTTACATGCCTCCAACCGCCCGTCATCGGGCTTCCTCCACCTGTGTGATCAAGAATTTGTTCAATGCTACGAACACCAGAACCTGTAGAAACAGGATAAGGGTTCTCTGCCTCTGCAGGATCTTCAGGTTTAGGAGGCAACCCAATTTGTTTATCAAATTGCCGAAGAGCTATACCTATATTTCTTGATGTGTTTGCCTTTTTAGGTGGCACTTTTCCTAATGCCACAAGCTATTCCTCTTCGTCTTCTTCCCTATTATCAAATCGGAAACCAAACTCTTCTGCCAACATGGCTGGAGTCTTCGTTAATATGTTGTCAACCATGAAATGGAAGTTAGCCATTATTTCCCCACCGCTATCGTACATAGCATCTCTCTCACCCATAATCTTGTCTCTAACCGCAACCATAGCATCAAAAGCATCAGGACTCTCTGAGTCATAATTGTCTGCCATCATGACGTTAAATGCTGCTTCACCTAATTGGTTGTACATTCTCTTCCACTGATATGAACCTGCAGTAGTTCCAAAGTTGTCAGCAAACCAAGTAGTTCCATACCCCATAGTGTTAGGTGTTTCTTGCTCTGGGAAAGGACCAAACTCTGCTGCAACTTCGTATCCCACTAAAGCCTCGTATTGCGCTTGCTTCCAACCCTCAGGTTTAGAATCAAACTCTTCTTGAGTCATTCCAAACTCATTACTGTTTTTATCATTACTTAATGTTTCAAATAAATACCTGTCACGTTCAAGCTTCATAGCTTCCAGCTCTTTTTTATTTGCTGCACTAGCCGCAGCACTAGCCGCTCTAGCTTCTTGAGCCATTCTGCGTTGGAAACCTTGCTGTTGCAATATCTCTGACTGACGCTGTTGCACAGTGTCCAAACGCATCTGCTCTTGCAACAACGCTTGATTACGTTGCTGAGCAAGAGAAAACATTGCATTAGCCAATGCTTGATCTCTTTGTATACCAAAGTTCTCTTGACGCATTGCCTCTTGCAATAACATTTCTCGTTCACTAGTGTCCAATTGCGCAATGTTTTGCGCTAATTGCACACGCAATTGGTTTTCCATTCGGAATTTTTCATCGCCTACAGCCATCTTAGCTTCTGCAGCTAATTGCGCAGGAGCAGCCATTCTTTCTGCAGCCGCCATCTGCGCTACTTGACGCAACCTACTTGCAGACGCTGCATCCGAAGCAGCTTGAGCTTCAGTCAAAGCACCAGTCATTTCAGCAACTTCATCAAATTCACTAGAAACAAGAGGACCAAGTTCTCTTCTAGCTGAGGCAACTCTATCCCTAGCAGCAGATCTAAACTCTCCAGTTCGCATTGCTGATTCATCAGCTAAAGCCTGCTGTATGCGCATTCTGTCTTCTTCTTGACTTGTTAGTTTGTCAAGCAATTCAGCTTCTATAATCCCTATTTTATCTATCGCACGACCTTCAGCATCTACAAGATTTTGTTGCTGCAATTCGTTTAATTGCTCCGCACTGATTCTTCCACTATCTACTAAGTCTTGGATGTCTTCAGTAAAGTCTCTTGTTTCTAAACCGCCCAATTGTTCTTGCGCTGTTGTTTCTAAACCAGCATAAAGTTTTTCAAGTGTTTCAGTTAAATCTTTAGGAACATGAAATTGATTAGCTGAACTACCACTAGAAAATCCACCAGTTAAATTACTACTAATAAGTTTTTTATTAGGATCTGCCTGCGGTGGCACGTATGACCTATATAAACTAGCTTGTGCTTCAGGGCTTAACGGCTGTTGCTTTTCCATGCCTGCATATTTATTGCCGTACTTTGCTTCCAGTTCCGCTTTGTAAGCATCCATTTGTTTGGAATTCAAAGCACCTTCTTGGCTTAATTGTTTGTAATCTATACCTGTACCTATTGCAGGTGAAAGATCTGCTCCCTGAACAGCGCCAGAAGCATCAATGCCTTCAAAAACAGCAGGATTAAATGTTGGATTAGTTCTTAAAAAATTGCTTCCTGCAACAGCTTCTGTTGCCTCTTCCATTGCTTGCGTTTGATTACCGAGAATCTGTCTTCCTAGAGTACTAGACATTAAATTAGTCCTTGTAATGATTGATTCATAACAAAACGCCTCAAAGCGTTAGCTATTGCATCCTGTTGTAATCCTCCAGCTAAATTTTCTTCAAGCATAAAACGTTGCCTATCTAATTGGCGGCGTGCTTCTTGTGTTTGCCCAGCTAAACCAAAACGTTCAAATTCTTGTTCAGCGGCTCGTTGTTCTCTTCGTTTTCTAGCTACACCAGAATCCAGCATGCCTCGTTGATTCATTTGAGCAAGATCACTTTTAGCCAAATTGTCAAACTTTTTACTTGTTTGATAATTTTGCATTACCTCATCACGGTTTACCCTGTCTCGTGCACGTGCAATATCATCCAAACCATAACCATATGTTTGGACACGCTGACCGTAATTTATTGGTTGTCCAGTAGATAAAGCCATATATTACTCTTCTGTTTGTCCCACTTCTTCCCTTGAAATGGCAGCTAAACGTGCTTTTAACATCGCATTTTCCCAATGTAAGCGTCCTTCAGGACTTAATTGCGCTAACACTTCATCAAGTTTTACCTCTACATCTGGCACTGGCATTGATTCTCCTCCAAATAAGTAATTCTCTCCTGCATATTCTGCAGTACCTTTATTATAGGCGCAGTTAAGTATTCATAGTAGATACTTCTAGGTGTTTCGCCCCAGTGACCTTCATCGTATTTAACTGCGTATTCATAACCTGCGTTATGTAAACTCTCGGCAGATAAACCTGCTTCAAGAGGAACTGAATCATCATCATCTATACCACGATACAAAATAGGTCTAGCTTCCAACACTTGATATGCTTCCTCAAGCGGCATATCAACAATATCTTTCTTAAAACGCTCACTAGATACCAATTCCATTACTTGTCGGTCAGAGTCTCTTGACCTAAGCGTGTAATAACCGCCTGAAGAAAAGGTTGATGCTTGACCTAGATAGAACTTATCCCACGCATAGTTTTGAGCGCCTAATTTCAAACCTTCGTTAGTTCTAGGAGCTAACCCTGTGTTCCATAACCACAGTTCTTCTGAGCCATCTGCAGAGAAATAAATGTTTCCGTTTGAGTAATCTAAATGTATTTGATGACCGCTACTGTTTCCTCCAGCACGCAAATACAAATCACTTCCAGTTCCAGAAGAAACATAAGTAGAGCCACCATTTGAAATCATCATATATTCGCTACCAGTCATATTGGCTGTTTTAATTCCAGAATAACCAGAGCTAAAAACTTCACCTATAACGATGCCGCCATCTGGTCCACCAGTGTCAGCAGTTATTTGCCCAGCAACAGTCAAGTTAGTGCCGTCAAACACCATGTTTGCTGAACCACCAAAAGAACCACTGTCGTTAAACTGCACCTGCGTGTCAGAGCCAGCAGGACTGCCGCCTCCACCTCCTAAATCAGCTATTGACTGAGCAGTTACTTTCTTAACGTTAGCGCTATCCGAAGTGTCAGTAATTAACACCAAATCATCTGCAGCTACGGTAACTGTAGAAGCAGTTACTGTAGCAGGAGTAATAGCACCGCTTACAGTTAGTGAACTTAAAGTACCGACACTTGTCAAAGACGAGGCAGTAACACCAGAATTCAATGTGCTTCCAGTTAATGTGCCTGCAGCAGCAGTAACAGTTATATCCCCTGTTCCGTCAAAATTGACACCATTAATAGCCCTAGCTGTTTCTAAAGCTGTGGCTGTAGCCGCATTACCTGACGTATCTTGACTACCTGCGGTGTTTACACCTGCGAGATCTATATTGGCTGTGCCATCAAACGATACGCCACCTATCGTGCGTGCAGTTTGCAACGCAGTTGCAGTAGCAGCATTACCACTTATATTCGTAACCCCTGTTATATAACCATACGAAAGTATCTTGTCCTGTATAGCTGCACTAGTCATCAAGCTAGTGTCGTTATCTGCAAACGATTCGCCACTTGTCTGTAGCGAATCAGCCGCAAACTCAGAAACAGTCAAACCTGAAACGTCTAACTGTACACTACCTGCAGTACCCCCACCTGTTAAACCTGTGCCTGCAACAACTGCAGTAATGTCTCCCTGCGGAGCCAAAGCAGCTATAGAAGAAGCAGTCACCGTTTTAGGATTATCACTATCGCTCGTGTCTGCGATAATTACTTTATCGTCTGAGGCTACAGTTACTGAACTTAACTCAGATGGAGCAAAATTAACAGTTACAGTTCCAGTAGTTCCGCCACCTGATATAGCTGTACCTGCAGTAACGCCAGTGATCGTTCCACTACCAGTAGAAGTCATTTCTTCAGCTATTTTTCTTAACTCAAAATCAATTGCTATGGCATCTTCTGTTACGAATTTGCGAGATGGCTTATATGCCATGGTTACTCCTCTTCGTCACAAAGTTCTTGGAGTTCTTTATCCATTTCTACGACTTTTGTATTTAAACTATCTATGCGTATTTGTAGTAATTCAAATTCGGCTTGAGTAACCGAATTAGTTATCAATGTTTCTACCTTGTCGCTTACACGATTGATCTTGTTTGAGTAGCTAGATACTGACCATACGATTGTTGCCACTATTACGATAACTGTCATTAGGAAACCGAGTGTCATTGACGATATTCGGAAGTTCTTAACGCTGTCTTCGGTTAGTGGCGCATTCATTATGAAGCCACGTAATCTAACGTCACTGTTAAAGTAGGTTTGTTGGTATCACTATGACCATCAAACGTACTGTAACTTGTATCTTGTCCACCACTGCCAGAAAAATTTTCATACCTATTTGAACCCCATAATTCCTTACTGCCTAATTGCGCAGCCATAGTAGTATCAAGATTTGTTAAAGTTTTGGATTCATTATGATTCCATACAAGAGCATTTAAAGTAGCAGCACTAATTGTAGTCATGTTGGTCAAGTTAATATCGCTACTAGCAGTGCCAGACCCAATAGTGCCGTCATAATACCCAATATACCAATTCTCTGAATTAGGAAATCCAGAAGCGTTAATAGGGTTGTAACCACCTGTAGTTCTATACAAGGTCAAAGAAGCTGCCGTAACATAAGGTCTTTCAGCTAAATGATTAGCTAATGTATTAGCAGAAACAGATGTTCCATCTGCCGCTGTAGCAGAATTAGTGTTATTTCCTGTAACAAATGACATAACACCAATATGGTCCCCAAAGCCAAACGAACCGAAACGCAAATCACTTGAACCACGCCATCCGCTTGTTCGCCATGAATTAGAGTCAACAGCCTCAAAAACTAATTCAACAGAATTAGATTTATTCCATGCTGTTTCCCACGAGTCTCCATCCCAATACTTAACAGTATTTGGATTTACCCATGCACTACCATTGTAATACTTAAACGCAGTTCCGCTAGGGACTTCAACCCACGCACTTCCGTTGTAACGGTGTAGCGTAGCCATTACGTATCAATCCACAAATCGCCCGTGAAGTAAGTGCCTCCCGAAGGCTCATCATCTTGTACATATATATTTCTCAAAAGAGTGTAATCTTGGTCAGCTATAGTAAATGTTCTATCAGCAGTAGGATTGGTTACAGTAATAGTAGTTTCGTGATCGTCAGCGGAAGAACCTTCAAATGTTATTGCATCTTGACAGGTTATATCCCCACTAAATACAGCATTTACTGCAGTTACATCCCCAGTAGCTGTAATGTTCCTAAACGCAGTAACATCTGAATTGCTATCAACCACAACAGCCTTAGAAGCAGATACTGTTCCAGCAGTTACGCCGTCTAAAACATTAATCTCAGCAGCACTAGATGTAATAGCGGCTAGCTTAGTAAGATCGGCAGCAGTCAAATCGTCATCATCAAGATAGTTAATTTCGGCTGTAGTAGCTGTGACTCCATCAAGTATATTTAATTCTCCTGCCGTGGCAGTTACTCCGTCCAAAATGTTTATTTCGCCAGTAGATGCGGTCACTCCGTCAAGGATATTTAACTCAGCCGCAGTAGACGTAACAGCAGTAGAACCAAGCACTAACTGACCATCAGGAACCACAACTCTAGCTGCACCAGCCAAAATAAGGTCATCGGTGTCAGCATCCCACTCCATGTAAGCGCCTGATGTATCCCCAAAAAATTTAACATCATCGCCTGCGGCGTTCGCACCTACCGTAAAAGTACCAGTAGTTATGGAAACATCGCCTGTAAAAGCAGCCCCTGCTTTCAGGGCGACAGTACCAGCCCAGTTATTGATATTGTCAAAGTTAGTGTTCATATCCGCAGAAACAATAACTTCTCCTGCGTTAAATGAAGTTAACGTAATAGTGCTCATTATCTCATCCTTCTAGGCAAATACGTAAAGCCTATAGCGTTTACTTGCCATTCTGCATTAGTGTTTGGACCGATAATCTTCATACATATAGATCTACCTGTCCCTAAAGTAGGGAGTCTTTTTACGTCTGTAACCCTTGCTTCAGACGGAGAACCCCAAGAATCCACATCCCATTTAGCTCCAGAAGCATCAGAAGGACCACTACCCCACAAAGCAGAGCTTGAACGACCAGTGATTTCTACCAGAAAACTCTTAGAAGCTTCCGCAAAGTCGTAATCTTTATATATTTCTGTAGTTAATTGCAACGAAGATTTAGCTAACGTAACCATTTGGGGCTTACCCCAACGTTTCCTTACTATCGGATTGTTTGTGGAAACCCAAGGAGTAACAAAATACGATGGTATATTCGCTTCGCTCGTTGCATATTTGTCAAAGACTCTGCTTTCGTCATCGTCTATATGTATAGCACGACCTGTGTTAGCGACACAACCACCTATTAGAATAGTTTCTGCATTAGGCGGTCTAAACGTAAATAACGGACCAGCGTCTATGTCAGTAGCACTCCAAGCGCCCCTTCTGCCAAGCGAAGGGTCGTAAATAAATGTTCTACGCACAGTTCCGTATCCTCCAGCCCAATCAACAGACACATACAGTTTGTTTTTTGACCAAGCTAATTGTGGCGGATTGGCAAACGTAATTCGCCCATCATCAATAGCAGGTTTTAAAGCATCAAATACATAAGCAGTTCTGTTTCCGTCATACACGTGTACGCCTGTGCGATCATGCCAGAAAAACACACCAAAAGGAGTAGATACAGGGCTAGATAAAGGAATAGAACCTACATCTTTTGTTATGTTTACTAACTGAAAACTGTTAGTATCAAAACCAAGCATTGCATATATTGCGTTTGATTTAAATACGACTAGTCTGTCGCCATGAGATACAAGACCTGTTAAATAGTCGCCCTCTTCACCTTTGTCTACGTCTACATAGTCTGCGGCTGACCATTTTTCTGCCTCGTTTATATTAGACCAACGAAGCCTGTACTTGCTAGCGCTTCCTTCATACGTGTGCGCACACCATACATGGTTGTTCCATTGTGCTATGTATTGGGCTTGCGGCATGTTGCCAGCAGAGCCATCTAATGTCGTCCCTAAATCAGCATCAGTACTTCCATCCCATTTAAACGACACCTGATCGTACGAAACGCCATAAGAAACATTATTAAACGTAATTCCGTACACTCTGGAACCATCTGTTCTGTTTGTTATGTTAGTTAATTCTGTAAAATCACCTGAGGCAGAATACGCAACTTTAGTGCCATGATTAACCATGACTTGTTTTGTTCCGCCGTCAGTGTAAAACCCCCAAATGCCTTTAATGTCATTTGCAAGCGCAGTTTCATTTCTGCGAATAATTCCTCCACGCAAAGCAACGCCGCCACGTGGATCTATGCTGACATTCAACATGTCAGGTGATTCATTCTCTTCTAAATCAAATTGGTCTGCTCGTAAATTTAAACCGCCAGAGAATGACTCTAACATTTGGAGCCTGAAGTCTCTCTTAGCCATTTAAATCACCAAATTACTCCACCAGTATTAGCGTAACGCAACGCACCAAAACCAGCTAAATAACGTGTACCTTTGCGGCTGTTCGCAACAATAGGTTGCGGAGCAGGCATATCAGCGTAACGCCTAGACACGTTATCTAACTCCATTCTAAAATTGTTCATATATTGTACAGACATTGTGGGATCTTCTTGTTGAAGATATGCCTTAGCAATTGCGTACGTTGCAAGTACCGCATGAAACGGATCAGGAAGATCAGGAGTAACGTTATCAGCAACCCCATCACCAAACGCCTTTGCATTTCTAAAACCCCTTACATAAATAGTTTGTACAGTATCAGGAGTTGGGTACAACCTTAATGTGTCGTCCCAAAAACTCCACTCCCAAGGATCGCTATTATTGCTCACATTTAATGGGTAATTGTAATCTGCATCATCACGACCAATAAATCTAAAAATATGGTCATCATTTTTTAACGCAACAATTTCACGAATTCCAACAGATTCAGAATCAACAACGACTGAAGCGCCTACAGTTTCTAATGAATACTCCGATTGCCCAGCCACCGTAGAAAACGTTGTAGCGATCTCATAAAACGGAAAGCGTTTCTCGCTGTAAACAATAGTGTCATACCCTTGTCCTAAGATTGTATTAAGAACTGTATCACTAATATCAGTAGAATCAATATCTATGATGTCTCGCACAGTGTCACGCATCTGCTTGATTGTAAGCGCCATGTTATTCCTTATGGCTCATACATAGCCCAGACTCGCCAAGGGGTTTCCCCTTACAGGGTTCCCCCTTGCGAGTCGTGGCAGAACAGGAGTCAGAGAGAGAGGGAGGAACCCAGTCATCGTATGCTGTAACACCAGCTACAGGGCGTGCGTTAGCACTTGTAGAGCCGACACGAGATGTGGGAGGTTGACCATTCGTGCCAGCAAGATATGCGCCTGCTTTTGCAGCTACAGAATAACGAGACATAAAACTCCTAGTTCTGACCAAGGGGGGAGTCCTGCTCCCCCCTTAATCTTAATCAGTTAACCCAACAAGAACACCTTGTCGTGCTCTGTTGCTTGTGGTTAGGTTTCCGTAACACAAGATTTGCGCATAGCGTGCATCTTGGTTAGTTGGACGTACAAACGGTGTTGGCTTGAACCAAACATCGCTGTGTGCAACTAGACGGATGTACTTTGTGTTAAGGAAGTACATTTTACCATCAAGGTTTGAGTCACCATCATAGGTACACGGAGCACCTTTGAAAAGAAGGTTTTGGAACCCTGCATCTGCAACTGTAGCATCGGTGTACCGAAGCTGTGGTTGTAGAAGAGATTCGTACTTTTCGTACTCATCTTGGTCGCTGATAATCATAGTAGGTTGGTCGTTACCAACTGAAACGTTATTGTACATTGTGGACATTGCCGCAAGTGTAAGCGCTCCTCCTACGTTAGTAGCAGAAGATCTCCACCATGAGTTGTCAGAATCAGAAGCATCAATGCCACCAATTTGAGCACCGCTGGCTCCGTCATTGCTTGTACCGACTATAGCATCAAGCCCTAGCCAGTCATTACCTGCACCGTTTGAGTAAAACATGGTGTTCATGTTTTCAATAACAGTTTCTTCGGCTTGCATAATCTTGCCCTCTAGGAGGTCAATGATTTCTGCTTCGCCATTGTTTTTAGCTTCTTCTATACCTGAAATAGTGACAGTTACTGCATACTGTTTCCAGTCATACTCAGCGGCTGTGATGCCGTCTTGAGCGTCTGTTGCAATAGTGTCGGTTCCACTGTAAGAAGCGGCTGTTGTGTTTTTCCCATAGATAATTGGAACAACGATTTTCGTACCACCTGAAATGCGCCGAACAGTTTGACCGTTAGTTAGCGCATAAAAAAGAGGACGTGCCGAAAACACGTTGTCAGTTAACTTAGGGACATAGTTTTTCAGCGTCGTTGAAAGAAGCTGATCAAATGCTGTATTTCCAGCAGTCATAATTTATCCTTAGTTAGTTGATTTACATTTCCTGTTTAGCCAACTCATAAGCATCCCGAATTGAATTGATTGCTTCAACTGCTCGTGGTTCAACAGTTCCAGAAGCTGTTCCGCTAGTGGAATCTATTACTTGTGCCCCACGTTTTTCAGCAACAATTTCGGCATTTGCAGCTTCCGCATTATTTGCGGCTTGCTGTTCTTGATAAGTCATATGTGTATATGCTGCCTCAAGATTACCTATATTGTGCTTCAGAGCGTGATTAAATAACTCATGCTCGTTGAAATCGTGATTATTGTATTTTTCACGCAACCCATTTACTTCGTTTTGCAAATTTTGTTGACGCATCGCTCGGTTATGTTCTTCAAGGTTGGCTTCTAGTCTTCGTAAGCGTGCTTCTTCTGGGTCCAAATCCTCTACATCATCATCGTAGGAAGTGTCAGTGTTTTGGTTGCCCGTAGAAACGCCAAAAGCATTTCCTAAAGCGCTAATTGCGCCTTCGGGATCTGTTTCTAGTGCTTGTACTATTGCCTCTCCTTGAGCTAAACGCTCACGTTCACGGCTCAATTCCTGCGTTTTACGTGTGTAATCTGCTTGGCGTTGGTAGCCGTTTTTTAATTCTTCAAGTGATATTTGATGGCTTTCACCATCTACGATCACTTCGTGCAATGTGTTTGGATTGCCAAAGGCTTGATCCGTTTCCATATTGGAATCCTTTCGGTTGTTCCTAATATGTATATCAGACTGTCCCACTAATAGTGGTATTTAGCCCATATTTCCTAAATCAACACCCATTTGACCTTGTAACTGGTTAATTAATTCAGGCGGAACACCACCTGTTGCCTCAAAAGCTGGTGGCGGAGCGCCACCACCCATAGCCATAGGAGGAGGAGGAGCACCCATCCCAGCCTCTTCTTCGGGAGGTGCTTCCTCACCCTCTCCACCTTCAGGGGGCATAGGTTGTTGTTGAGCAATGAATTTTTCAGGGTTTTTAACCCCAAATCCGTATGAAAGAACGTATTTAGCTAGTTCTGCAGGATCAATTAC